GGTTTTACTTGTACTCAAAGTCCTATTAGTGAACATTGTAAAAAAGGATTATGTGTTAGAAAAAAATTTGGAATCTTAGCAGGATCAAAAGGAAGTTATCCTTTATTGACTAATCTTAGAAAAATAGATCTCGATCCCGATCCTGAATTTGAATTTGATGTTACTAAACCCGATGGGATTAGTACAGCAACCGTGTATTGTCGCACCGTGGAACATGTTAATGATCAACGGAAAAGAAGAAACGCAATTTCAAAAGCAGCAGGTTTTGCTCCTCCTATTATTAAAGGAAATGAAGACCAAGTGGTTTTAGATACGCTTTGGAAAAGTCAAAAAATAGTTACCCCTCCTATTGGTACAACTCCTAAAGAAAAATTACACGATAACTTACACCAAAAAATTACAGGACCTGAAGCTAAGAATGATGCATCTTTTAAATCAGGAACAACTTTGATTCAAGACGGGTATGCGTACTTTAAGTTTGATACTTTTTATAAAAAATTAAAAAATAAAGGATGGAGATATCCTGAAGATAAGACAGGTTCAATGATGTTAAAAAATTATAAGGATTGCGATATAGATTTTTTAGATCAGAAAAGATTTCCAACTAAAGAAAAAGGAAGACATAATAGCCCCACTAAAAATGTAGTTATGATTGCTATTAAGAAATTTGACAAGGTTCAAGTCTTTCATAAACTAACTGAACATAAAACGGAGATAATGTAATGAAAGCAATACCAATAAAAATAGACGGCATACAATTTAGAAGTAAACTAGAAGCGCGATGGTATTTATTTATGAAAAGATTGGGGTGGAATATAATATATGAGCCCGACATAGAAGGTTTAAACAATTGGATACCTGATTTTTTAATTATAGGAAAAGATAAAAAAATTCTAGTAGATATTAAACCTATTGATACAGTAGAAGACTGGGAAAAACATCCTGATAGAATAAGAATAGAGAACTCTAGAATTAAAGATTTACTTGATTATGAATTATTAATTTTAGGAACCAATTTACAATTAGATGGCCAAGATCGAATGGGTCTTCTATATGTCCGCGACTCATTTTGGGAAGAAGGTAAGGAGCCAGTTGTTTTACAGGACTATAGTAGTGCTGACTGTGTGTTTTCTATTGGAGATGATGAAAAACAAATCGGTTTTATGGACACTCTAGGTGGCTGGCATTGTCGTATAACAGGAGATGGGGGTAAAACTTATCTAATTAGAGACAACGGTATTAATAATGCAGATACTCATTTGAAATCTATCGATGAGATGTGGAATGAAGCAGGCACACAATTACAATGGAATACACCTACATCTGAATATTATTTAAAAGGGAAAACACATCCAAACAAGGATCAGTATTGCATGGACTGTAAAACTAGCTCTGTTAATTGGTGGAAAAGGAAAAATTTATTTTATTGTACAGAATGTAAAGAAGTAAAACCTTTTTTTTGCTATGAAGAAGAAAATTTAGATGACGAAAGTAAACGTTTTTCTCCAAAACATTACTCAGTCCACGAAGATTGGTGGGTAAAGGGGGGAAGACTTAACGGGAAAAAATGTGAATTTTTTTATGCAACACAAAACAGTGAGGAATGGGATGTCAGCTAAAATGGATTTAATAACCGTGGTCCTCTTCACAGCACTTTGGATATATTTAAATTTAGGATTATGATAAGAAAAATACTAGGACCACCAGGAACAGGTAAAACTACAAGACTTTTAAAGTATGTACAAACCTTTTTAAAACTAGGAACTCCCTTAGATAAAATAGGATACTTCGCCTTCACTAAGAAGGCAGCTAACGAAGCGAAAGAAAGAATGTTAAAACTGTATCCTAATTATGGATATAGAGATTTAAAATCTTTTCAAACTTTACACTCCTTGGCTTTTGCAACTTTAGGAATGAAAAAAGATAATGTGATGCAGCCCGAACACTATGAAGAAGTGGGTAAATCAATTGGTATACAGGTAACGGTTTATAAAGGAGGAGAAGAAGAAACAGGATATATAGATTCTGATAGTGAATACTTTAATATTATTAATATAGCTCGTATTAGGGGGCGTACTATTAAAGAAGAATTTGATACCGATTTATATTCAGATGATCTTGAATATAATTTTTTAGAAATCATAGAAAAAGAATTAAACAATTATAAAAAATCTTTTGTATTAGTTGACTTCACGGATATGATTGAAAGATTTATTAAGTCAAAGTTATGCCCAACTTTTGATGTAATTTTTATAGATGAAGCTCAAGACCTTTCACCTATTCAATGGAAAATGTACGACATCTTAAAGAAAAATTCTAAAATAGTTATTCTTGCAGGTGATGATGATCAAGCAATTTATGGATGGGCAGGTGCAGATGTTAAAAGATTCCAGGATGAAAAAGCTAAAGAAAAAGTTTTACCTAAATCATATCGAGTTCCTATCAGAGTTCAACAAGTTGCAGACTCTATTATATCTCAAATTGAAACTCGAATACCAAAAGAATGGAAGCCTAGAAATTATGAAGGACATTGTGAGGATGTATATAGTATTGATGAAGTAGATTTAACTAACGGTAATTGGTTAATACTCGCTAGAACTAATTACAGACTAATTAAATTAAAAGCACCTTTAATAGAAAGAGGAATTTATTTTGAATATAAAGATAGAAAAAGTTTTAGTGCAAAACTTTATAAAGCTATTCAAGATTTCACAAGATGGACTAATGGGAATCCACTTACACCGCCTGAAATAAAAGATATATTTGATTATACAGGCCATGATTTTACAGTAGATGAATCAAAGACTTATGATTGTATGGATTTTGGAATTGAATATACAGACACTTGGTATGAAACCTTCAACGCTGATCCTGAACAAACATTATACATCAGACAAATGCTAAGTAACAAAGAAAAACTTTCTCAAGATGCAAGAGTAAAACTCTCAACAATCCATTCAGCAAAAGGAGGCGAAGCTGATAATGTATTATTAATACTAGATAATACAGATAAGATTAGAGAAGCAATTGAAAAAAGTCCTGAGAAAGCAGACGAGGAACACCGAGTTTGGTACGTGGGTGTGACTCGAACTAAACAAAACTTATATATCATGGCAGCCAAGGAGGACAGACTAGGATATGAAATCCAAACTATACACTAAGTTAAAAAAACAAGGGGTTGTTAATTCTAAAGTCCAGTTAAAAGATTTAAAAAATCTTGTAGAAGGAGTTTACGGAAAACAACACGGAGGGAATCATTACTCTAACTTTAAGATTCAACCTTCCCAATTTATCAACGCTAATAATTTGCCTTTTTCTGAAGGGAATGCTATTAAATATATTTGTAGACATCCATACAAAGGAAAGAAGGAAGATTTGAAAAAAGCAATACACTATATAGAAATGATAATGGAGAGGGATTATGAAGATACCGAAGTTTGAAGCACAAACTGAATGGGTTAAACCTACTGAGTTCCCAGACTTAAGACAAGTAGATGAAATTGCAATTGACTTAGAAACAAAAGACCCAGGGCTAAAGGCACGGGGATCAGGTTCAGTAATTGGTGATGGAGATGTAGTGGGAATTTCTGTAGCAACAAGTCATTACAAAGGATACTTTCCTATTGCACACGAAGGTGGTGGTAATATGGATAGAGATAAAGTTTTGGAATGGTTAAAAGACATTCTAGAATCCTCATCTACCAAGATTTTTCACAACGCTATGTATGATGTGTGTTGGTTGAGAAGACTTGGACTTAAAATAAATGGCGACATTGTGTGTACAATGATAGCCGCAGCTGTTACCAATGAGAACAGATTTCGCTATGATCTCAATAGTTTAGCGTGGCACTACTTGGGCTACGGTAAAAATGAAACAGCATTAACAGAAGCAGCTCATAGCTGGGGTATAGATCCGAAAGCTGAAATGTATAAACTTCCTGCAATGCACGTTGGTGCGTACGCAGAAAGAGACGCTGAAGTAACTTTAGGTTTATGGCAAGAACTTAAAAAAGAAATTATTCACCAGGACTTAGAAGATATTTTTGATTTAGAAACAGAACTCTTTCCTTGTCTCGTTGATATGAGATTTAAAGGAGTCAGAGTAGATGTAGAAAAAGCTCACAAAATGAAAAAAGATTTTATCCAAGAAGAAAATGCTTTGCTTACTAAAATAGAATCTGAAACAAATATAAGACCACAAATTTGGGCAGCTAGAAGTATAGCAAATGTTTTTGATATGCTCAAGATACCATATGAAAGAACAGAAAAAACTTCTGCACCTAGTTTTACTAAAAATTTTTTACAAGAACACGAACACCCTGTTGTAAGAATGATTGCTCAGGCAAGAGAGATTAATAAAGCCCATACAACTTTTATTGATTCTATATTAAGACATGAACACAAAGGAAAAATTCACGCAGAGATAAACCAATTAAGATCTGATAATGGCGGAACTATAACAGGAAGATTTAGTTATGCGAATCCTAATCTCCAACAAATTCCTGCACGGAACAAGGATCTAGGACCAAAGATAAGATCATTATTTATTCCAGAGGATGGATGTAAGTGGGGTTGTTTTGATTACTCCCAACAAGAACCAAGACTCGTAGTTCATTATGCATCTCTATATAAACTACCATCAGTTTATGATGTCATTGATGCATACAACAGTGACTCTGGTGCAGATTTCCATCAAACAGTTGCAGATATGGCAGACATACCTAGAACCCAGGCTAAAACAATTAACTTAGGATTGTTTTATGGAATGGGTAAAGCCAAGCTTCAAGCAGAACTTGGAGTCAGTAAAGAAAAAGCTGAAGAATTATTTTCTCAATACCATAACAAAGTACCTTTTGTTAAACAGTTAATGGGTAAAGCTTCTAACAGAGCTCAAGAGAGAGGACAGATCAGAACTTTACTTGGAAGGTTATGCAGGTTCCATTTATGGGAGCCAAATAGTTTTGGTATGCATAAAGCATTACCACATGAAGAAGCACTCCAGGAACATGGACCAGGGATTAGAAGAGCTTACACCTATAAATCTTTAAATAAATTAATCCAAGGTAGTGCAGCAGATATGACAAAGAAATCTATGTTAGAATTATATAAAGAAGGAATTGTTGCACACATACAAATTCACGATGAGTTATGCGTTTCAGTTGAAAATAAATCTCAATCTGATAAAATAAAAAAAATAATGGAGGAGGCAGTAACCCTTGAAGTTCCTAATAAAGTGGACTATGAAGAGGGCGAAAACTGGGGTGAAATTCATTAATAAAAAGGTTTACAATGGCTTATTTAAATGCAAATATACCTGTAACTTACGCACAAATAAGGAGGGAATACTTATATGACCTTACCGAACATCATGGAGAAGTTGAAGACTGTATTATCTTTGGCTTGGCATCAATTACAGGGCGCCCTATACTCTTTCATGCAATTATGGAAAACGGTGCTGTCTTCTATCGTCTCCCGATTTCTGCCTTCATACAGCGAGGCTTTAAACCAGAAGAAGTTCCTCAATATAGACTTGATGAGCTGGAGCTCTGGAATTGTTTTAGTTATTATCCTGCTGTTACTTCTTTTGATATTCTAGACGGACAAGCTGGTAAATACTTTGGAAAAGATAAGAAATTACACGGAGGAAAGTATCTTTTTACTGTTGACTGGGGACACCCAGAGAGTAATATAGTAGATACAGATCATTCTGAAATTTCGCACGAACACAAGTGCGCACACATAATTGCCTTGGATGATGGTAATTATGCGGCTCAGCCAAACAACCGAATACTTTGGGATATCCCATCATTTACAGTTAGGAACGAAGTTCCAGACTGGAAAGTACAAACAAGTGATTGGAATGTTGAAGACAGCGGTAAATGGAAGACAGAAGATACCGATAGGTTCTTCTATAATATTGAGGAGAAAAAAGATGATTAAGAAAATTAAAAAAATTATCTGTTGGCCATTTATAAAACTTATGGATTGGCTAAAAAGTGGGTTACCAAAAGGTAAATAATGAATAAATGTAAAAGATGCAACCATGACTGTCATTGTGGGGGTAGAGAACATATTGACGAATACCTAGATATGTGTCAATGTGGGCAATGTGATTGTAATCAAGCTAAAGCTGAAGATTCAACATATGAAAATAATGGTGTTGTCGTTGATGACACTGGAGAATGTGAGAGCTGCCAATGATGGAAAAAGTTTTAACTCTTTTAGTTGGACTCTTAATTGCATTGGGAGGATGGTCGCTATCTAGAACATTTGAATTATCTACAACTCAAGCAGTACTTGAAAATCAAATTGATCAATTAGAATTTAGAGTACAGATGTTAGATGAGAAGATGGACAAGATGGTGGACTCCGATGAAGAAATTATGGACCAACATAAAAAACTATTTGAGAAATTAGAACAAGGTAATACAGGATATAGTTATAACTAATGGCACTTAAAATTTCAGAAGAAGCAGCAGTACAAATGCCTATGAAGACGGTAGCCTCGTTGATCGCGATGGTTGCAATTGGAACGTGGGCTTACTTCGGTATCATTGAGACCCAAAACAAAATTTTAACACAAGTAGAACTAATGTCCAAAGACTTAACCGAGAATACAGAATTTAGAATCAAATGGCCACGGGGTCAACTTGGTTCGCTTCCCGCAGATTCCGAGCAGTTCATGATGATCGAGGATTTATATAAGACCACTGATAAATTGAATGCGCACATAGAATCTATGGCACTAAACAAAGTTAATATAGAATTTTTAAGAAAACAAATGGATAAAGTTTTAGAAGATATCGAAAAACTTAAAGACCAAAATAGAGAAATGCATTATAAAAATGGAAACGGAGGTCATCAATGATCGAAACAGTAGTCGCCCTTCTTATGTTCGTAGGGGCAGAAATTAAGGAACACAGAATCCAGACTGAAGGAATGGCCCAATGCTTACGTGGTAAGCGTCATGCGGAGAGACAATATACGCCAAACGTTACTTACAAATGCATTAAGACTAAGGCAGAATTAGAGAAAAATATTGATGGCTCTATAGCTATTAAAAAGATAATCCTTGAATAATGAACAAAAAAGCATATGCTTTTTTCCTAAAGAAAAACAGACCCAGAACTAAACAGAATCCCATGGCAGTTGAACTCACAGATAATAAATATAAAATGCGTGTAATTAAAAATAAAAAGAAGTATAACAGGAAGAGGTATAAAAATGCAACTGAGTAAACATTTTAAATTAGAAGAATTTACCAAGTCGATGACAGCGACTAGGAAGGGAATTGATAACTCACCGGGAGCAGGTGATATTAAAAACTTGGAGAATGTATGTTATGAAATTTTGGAACCGGTTCGTGCGCACTTTGATAAACCCATTACTATTACCTCTGGCTACCGCTCCGAAGCGCTTTGTGAAGCGATCGGCAGCAAAAAAACCAGCCAGCATGCAAAAGGCCAGGCGGTTGATTTCGAAATAGGTGGTGTACCAAACATTAAAACAGCTTACTGGATTCAAAACAATTGCGACTTCGATCAATTGATCCTCGAGTTCTTCAAAAAAGATGACCCAGCAGCGGGGTGGGTCCACGTTTCGTACAATGAAAAAGGTAATAACAGAAAGCAAGTTTTAACTTACGACGGCAAGAGCTATGAGAACGGACTTCCCGATATGAAGTGGGAGAAAGGACAGGTCGTCGGATGAGGTGGGTAACTGAAGTGGTAAATGGTGTATGTCCCGATTGTGCCAGAGAATCAATCCTTATTTCAATAGATAAATTTTTTAAATGCACTAGATGTGGCGGTGAATTAGAGCAGAAAATTAACGGTAAAATTAGCTATATTCCAGCGGGTAGTAAACCTGATGACATTAGAATGGTTCTAAAAAACGAAGATGGCCAAAGCACCTAAGTTTGGAGTTAACAATTACCACAAAAGAACCCCCCATAAACGCCCAGGGAGGCACGCTAAGAGCTATTCTAAGAGAATCCCTAGGAGGAAGCCATATGTGGGGCAAGGTCGTTAAAATCGCTTTATTTTAAATTTGACAATATTCTCAGACTATCCTATAAATTTACATCGAAAGGAAAAATATGAGAGAAATAAATATAAAGATAGACAACATTACACCAAAGCAATGGGCTAACTTTCTTATTGAATTAAATTTAATGAAGGATGCCTGGAAAAGATTTGGTCCTGAAGTAAATATTAAAGCTAAGAACTTTAATAAAATAATTAAATGGGGAAAGAAAAAACCAGGTGGACACGAAGAAGATGGATCAGATAGCGATCCTTTGGAATAAAACCAAAGATCCTAAGTATAAAGAAGAATGGTATAAACTTATAAAGGAGTTTGCTAATGGACCTAATAATCTTAACCGACGGACTGTATCATCTAGTACCCGTAACCAAACAAATGACCGAGGGAATAGAACTCTTCACCACGGTAAATTGTTTTGAGCTCTGTGATATTTTAAGAATAAAATTAAGCACCTATGCTGATTACCCTATTAATCGTCATATGATGAATGATGGTAGTGGTGATTTCTTTGGGTGTATATGGAAATAATTAAGTATCAGTTCCAGGTTTTGGTTTAGGGAATATTAAACTTTCTTCAACGCAAAAGAATTTAATTATAGTTCCATACTTATTAACATCTTTAGGTCCTATCTCTTCGGCTTTTTTAATGGATTCATTGTATCCTGCAATCATACATTCGTAATGACTACCATATCGATCGGGCATTGGGAATGGTTCCAAACATTGTTGATAAACACTTGTACATATTATCATTGATAAAACAAATTTCATTTGACTAATGTCCTATATTATGAGATAAATCCTATAACTTAAAAATGAAAGAAGGATACAATAAATGACAGATACAAGCAAATATAAAAACGTATCATTATCACATAAGACCTATTCAAATTTAGAATTGCTTCGCAATAGTTTAGATCCAAATTTAAAACTAAGTAGAAGTCAGACGGTAACTTATTTGGTTAATGAAAAATTAAAAAAGTTAAATGGTAAAGCAGAAAGGAAAAACCATGGCAAGAGTAACACATAAAGCCATTTGTCCTGCCTGCAAAGGCAATGGATTCGTAAGAGTTCCTTACGAATTAGCAAGAGAAGAAGTACATGCTGATTGTGATGTATGTAAATCGCAGGGGGAGATTACTTTGGATGAAAAAGATTTTATTGACCAGTGTAGTCCTAATAAATCTAACTAATATGACAGAACCAAAGACCGAGAACCGGGGAGCTGCTGATTTAGAATATAGAATTGATTACTTAACTAATCAAAACAAGTTCCTTAAAGATAAACTTGTTAAGGCAGCAGAAGATTTAAAAAAATATAAAGAAGTATTAAGAAAGGAGGGAGAGCCGTCATTTATAGACCAATTGCGTAAAGAAGGTAAGCTGTGAATAAAATTTTCTTATTTATATTTGCATTCTTAGGATTGATGACATTGTTATCAATCTACATGGTAGTTACTCTATGAGTGATCAGTATCTTGCAGGACTCTTTGATGGTGAAGGTTGTGTAACTTATTCAAACCCTTTAAAATTAAGAAAAGGAAAAAAGAAAGCTTACCCTACCTGGAACATAAGATTAGAAATAGCTATGACTTGTAAAGAAACTATTCAATATGCTTTAGATACATTTGGTTGTGGACATATGAATTTTAGACCAAGAGCTTCTCATCAAACAATGGATCAATGGAGATGGCGTTGTTCTCATAGGGATGCTTTACATTGTGCTAAAAGAATGTTACCACATAGTATAACAAAAAAAGATAAATTAGAAAGTATAGTTAAACATTATGAAATTAAAGATTCTCGATCTATTTAGTGGTCTGGGTGGATTTAGTCTAGGATTAGAAAGAACAGGTCAATTTAAAACAGTAGCCTTTTGCGATAACGATAAGTTTTCAACTTTAGTGCTGCAAAAACATTGGAAAGGAGTTAAGATATATAACGATGTCAAAGAAATCACAAAAGAAAAACTCATTGCAGACGGAGTTCAACTTCCCGACATCATCACAGGAGGTTTCCCGTGCCAACCGTTCTCGGTCGCAGGCAAACAAGCAGGAACCGATGACGACAGACACCTCTGGCCTGTTATGTTTCGAATCATCCAAGAACTTACCCCGAGGTGGGTTATTGGAGAAAATGTCAAAGGCCTTACTAACATCCAAGACGGCGTGGTCTTCGAGACTGTGTGCTCTGACTTGGAAGGAGAAGGTTACGAAGTCAGGACGTTCAATATTCCAGCTGCAGGCGTCGGTGCCCCGCACAGAAGAGAAAGACTCTGGATCATCGCTTCCTTGGTCAACGCCAACAGTGATGGATCACCTACCACAACGCAGCGAAGAAGCTTTGAGGAGACAAGCAACGACGACCAGGAAAGGGAGATCAAGGCCCGCGAATCTGAGAGAACAAGTGGACGAGAACGCTATGAGAATTTGGAGAACTCCCGACGCACATTGCAATCGAGGACCGAGCTCCGAGAAAAGAATGAAGATGAAGTTGGAGAAGGGTATGCCAATCAGCATCAACGATCAAGTAGCCCATCCGAATCTAATGTGGCCAACACCTACGCAAGACTCAGCAACGGACAGGTCGAAGAAGTACAGCCAAGGTGGAACTTCTCTCTCCCTAGCGGCGAAGATGTGGCCAACACCGAGAGCAGCAATCGGCATGACAATGAAGCTGTCACAAGGGATGGCGAATCTTCGACACAAGAAGTATTTGGAGACGGAGGTAGCGTATCAGGAGAAAGCTCCTGGTGGCACACTGAACCCGACGTGGGTCGAGTGGCTCATGGGGTACCCGGCAGGGTATACAGACTTAAAGGATTGGGAAATTCTATCGTCCCGAAAATCGCGGAAGAAATCGGCAAAGCCATCATCAAAGCAGAAAGTGAAGAGTGAGACAGCTAATTGAAAGTATCATTGATGTAGGTTCCGGTCTAATTCTAGCCACATTACTACAGTTATATATATTTCCATTCTTTGGAATGTATCCAACTGTTTGGGAAAGTTTTCACATAGCTGTTATCTTTATGTGTTTCTCGATTGTTAGATCTTGGATGTGGAGATTATTATTTAGGAGGTATAAATGAAGGAAGACTACCAAACATTACTTGATATGTGGAGAGAAGAGAAAAATAAAAGAAAAGAAGCTGAAGAAGCTTTAACTAAAGCTCTAGCAGGAGATCACCGAGTCGCTGCGTCGGATAAAATTATTATGAAAAAAATGGAAGAAATTGAAAATTTAAAAGCAGAACTTGCACGGGCTAAAGAAGATCATCAGTATGATAACCTAGTGCATCAAAAAGAATTAGAGAGGATGTTAAAGAAATGAAATGGAATAAAAAATTTGAGTATCCTGAAACCGTTAGAGGAATGGTTGAAGGTTTAAGACACTACGATATTAATAATGAAAAGCTTCCGTCAGTTACGACGATTTTGAGTAAGACTCAGACTGCCGAGAAAACTGAAGGGTTAGCTAATTGGCGAGCTCGAGTAGGCGAGGCAGAGGCAACACGGATCATGGACCAGGCAGCCCAACGAGGTACTGCGATGCACAGCATCTTGGAACATCACATATTAGGAAAGAATAGATTAGACTTGACAGATGTCGGTCAACAAGCCCATAAAATGGCTGATGTAGTAATTGAGAAGGGTTTATGCCATTTAGAGGAGATATGGGGTAGTGAGGTTGCCCTTTATTACCCGGAATTGTACGCAGGCGCGACAGATTTAGTAGGGGTTTATAAAAACGCCGAAAGCATAATAGATTTTAAGCAAACAAACAAGCCCAAAAGACGAGAATGGATAGAAGATTATATGATTCAGCTTGGTGCATACGCTATGGCACACAATTATGTCTATCAAACCAAGATACAACAGGGGGTTGTGCTAATGTGTAGCAAGGATGGGTACTTCCAGGAGTTCATTGTATCCGAAAAGGAGTTCCAAAAATACCAGCATGAATGGCTTAAAAGGGTTGATTTATATTACAAAAACGCTCAAAAATAGTCTGTATACTCTACAGATTATAAAATAAAAAAAATTTTTTTTATTTTTTTAAAATGACTGTTTTCGGTATACAAATACTAGAATTGTTATATACCAACACTTATTCATCGAAATTTGTATCTTTCTTCGGTATACAAAAATATACAAATGTTAGAAGTGTTGAATACCAAGGCTTATTTAAGCAAATTTGTATCC